CTATGACCGACGTGACTGTTCTACGATTAAAAAATGGCGAAACGCTCATTGCTGGTGTTCGCCAAGAAGAAAATAATATGTGTTGGATTGATGACCCAATCCAAGTTGTGCCTATTCAAGTAACACATGATGGAATTCAGGGAGAAACATTTCTCTTGAAGCCGTGGATTGGAATTTCTAATGATAAAAGTTTTCTTTTGAACGCCGGGGAGATACTCACCTCCGGTTCATTAAAAGAAAATCTGCTACAGCAATATCTCATGTATATCGGCAACGAAGCGCCTTCGCCAATAGAAGAAGTTGATGACTTTGATGAGATAGAAATGCTTGAAGCAAGAATACTAAGAAGCAAAGGATTACTTAATTGATTCATTCTTGAAGAGCTACACTCTTCTTATACCACAAGAATCACTACCTGTAAATACTTTTTTCAAAAAAACATTGCTATATGTGAAAAACTATAGTATAACAAATTATATCATGATGGAGGCCCTATGGTCAAGAATAGAAAAAATAATGTTCACTACGTAGACAATGCTTTATTCCTAGAAAAAATTACCGAGTATAGAAATAAGGTGTTGGCAGCCAAGGCTGAGCCCGACTATGAGCCTAGTAAGAAACCTAGGGTTCCTAACTATCTAGGCGAATGCTTTCTAAAGATTGCGAACCACTTAGCATACAAATCAAACTTCATCAACTATACATATCGTGAGGAAATGATTCTTGATGGAATTGAGAACTGCATTACTTACATCGATAACTTCGATCCTGCTAAGTCTAGAAATCCCTTTGCTTACTTCACACAGATTACGTATTATGCCTTCTTACGCCGTATTGCGAAAGAGAAGAAGCAGCAAGCGGCCAAGTATCGATACATCCGTAATCTAGATGTCCATGATTTGATTACACAGGACCACGACGGTGGTGATTATGGTAATGAGTTTATCGACTATCTGAAAAAGACTATCGATTTAGTAGAGGACTTCGACAAACCAGCGGAAGTCAGTAACATTCCAAAACGCCGACCTAAATATCTGGACAAGCAAAAAACTGTTGACTCTGGACTAGATTTAGAGTAATATGTAAATATCACTCTAATTGAAAAGGTAAATTTATGGTTGATTCTCCTAAAGTTAATACTGCCGTTAAGTTTGTTTCCGACAACTGGTTCTCTTTGTTGATGTTGGGTGTGGCTTCAACCGCACTGATTTCAGTTGTTAGTAGTGTTTCTGGCCATCGCGAAGAAGTTCGGAGCATTTCGATTCAAAATGCTGGGTGCATCTATCTCGAATCATCTGACCTCGGCGAAGGCCAACACTACATGATTTGTAATGGGCAAATTACATTGAAGCGTCTTCAAGATGGCGAAGTGATTGACGCCGAGCAGGCGTTAGAGAAAGTAATTCCAGATGCCACAAATACTGCAACTCCTACGCCGAGTGCAGACAAAAAATAAGGTGTAATATGAGCAAAGAACTGATTGTTCCTGCAATCGTCCAGCAGATGGTCGATACGATGCAGAACAAAACCACGCCATCTAATATCAGACACAACTACATGGTCAGCGTAGAAAACATTCGTGATTATTGTGATAAGGCGCTGGCACAATATGCAAAAGATAATGGATTGAAGCGCAAATGAAAGTAACCGATCATAATACCGTTCATGTAATGATTGACTTGGAAACTCTATCTACTAGAGCCAACGCGACCATTCTTTCTATTGGTGCTACCAAGTTCACTATCGGTGAAGGTATTATCGATAAGTTCTACTGTAACATCGATGCCAAATCTTGTAAGACCGCGGGTCTTCATGTGGACAAGTCTACCATTGACTGGTGGATGCAGCAAAGCGCCGCTGCAAGAGACGCACTTCTTATCGATCAACTACCTCTTACGGATGCTCTACAGCGGTTTACTGACTGGATTGGCAAAGATAAAGTCATGCCATGGGGCAACGGCGCTTCGTTTGATATCACCATTTTGGAGTCCGCATACACTGCGGTCGAAATGATATATCCGTGGCGTTACAGCAACATCATGTGTTATCGCACGGTGATGAACCTTATGGGTCTTAGTAATGCTAAGATTCGTGCAGCCGAAAATGATACTCATCACCATGCCCTAGATGATGCTATCAGCCAGACCAATACACTACTTGGAATTCTAAAGTCATGAAAATTGCGTTGATTACAGACACACACTTCGGTGCTAGGTCTGATTCCATTCCGTTCGATAACTTCTTTGCGAAGTTTTACACAGAAACATTCTTCCCACATCTGGAACGGGAAGGCATCAAGACTATCATTCACCTGGGTGATGTCTTCGATCGGCGCAAGTTTATAAATTATAATACGTTGAAGAAGTGCCGTGAGTATTTCTTTGACAAGACCAGCGATTTGGGCATCGACGTTCATATGATTGCTGGCAACCACGATACTTTCTTCAAGAATACCAATGATGTAAACTCTCTGGACCTTTTACTTCGTGAGTATGAAAACATTATTACGTATTCAGAAGCAGAAGAAATTATTGTGGACGGTAAAAATCTGTTGCTTGTTCCCTGGATTTGTTCGGGTAACTATGACCAGACTATGGAGGTTGTCAATGAATCAAATGCGCAAGCCGTCTTCGGCCACTTCGAATTCGCTGGGTTCGAAATGTATCGAGGTCACAAAAATGACCATGGAATGGATACGAAATTTTTCAGTAAGTTCCCTCTTGTTTGTTCTGGGCACTTTCACCATCGTAGCCGTAACGGCAATATTCTTTACCTTGGCAATACTTATGAGTTTACTTGGAATGATTATAATGACCCTAGAGGGTATCACATTTACGACACGGAAACTAATGAGGTCGAATTTTATGAAAACCCGAACAGGATATTTCATAAAATCTATTATGATGACACTACTAACGATCCTAGTTTGCTTGATCTTAGCGCACTTGTGGGGTGCTGCGTTCGGTTAGTAGTTGTAAAGAAGACCGACTTCTATAAGTTCGACCGATTCGTTGATAAGTTGTATGATTGTAATCTTATTGAACTAAAAATCATTGAAGACTTTTCTGAATTTGAAGCCGAAGCAATGGATGATGAAGAATTGAATGTAGAAGATACCATGTCGGTTCTTTCAGATTTTGTGGACACCATTCAAACCGATTTAGAAAAGGGTCGAATTAAAAATATTCTCCAAGAACTTTACGTTGAGGCTCAGAACGTTACTGTATGATTATTTTCAATACTCTTCGTTGGAAGAACTTTCTTTCCACTGGTAATCAATTTACCGAAATCAAGTTAGACCGCTCACCAAATACCCTTGTCGTCGGTGAGAATGGTGGTGGTAAGTCAACGATGTTAGATGCATTGTGTTTTGGCCTTTTTGGTAAGCCATTCCGTAACATCAACAAACCACAGCTGGTAAACTCAATCAACAAGAAGCAACTGCTTGTTGAGGTGGAGTTTCAATCCGGTCGCAAGACTTATAAGATTGTCCGAGGCATCAAGCCCAACTTGTTTGAAATTTATGTCGATGGTGACCTTATCAATCAAGATGCCGCCGCCCGCGACTATCAGAAGTATCTAGAGGAATCTATCCTCAAGTTGAACTACAAGTCTTTCACTCAGATTGTAATTCTCGGTTCAGCTTCATTCACGCCATTTATGCAATTGCCATCTGGTACTCGCCGCGAGATTATCGAAGACCTGCTTGACATTCAAATCTTTACCACCATGAATGTGGTTCTAAGAGACAAGATGAATGAGTTGAAGGATAGATTGCATGATGCCGACAGCAAGTTGGAAGTTCTAAAGCAAAAGGCCTCTATTCAGAAAGAGTATGTTGATACTCTAGAAGCCAACAAGGAAAAAAGAGTAGATGAAATTATCTCGCGAATTGAGGAAGGCGAATTATCCATTGCGAGTTTCCATGGTCTTGTTACTACACTAGAAGACAAAAAGCTCACACAAGAGGAAGCCCGCACTTTACTGGGAGACCTTGCCAGTAAGCAAAAGAAACTTGAACAATTCAAAACCAAGTTTTCTACGCAACTTCGTGAACTACAGAAGGAAGTGGCTTTCTACAACGATACAGATGAGTGTCCAACTTGTCAACAAGGTATTGCTCATGTCCATAAAGAAACCATTGTATCATCCAGGCAGATAAAAATAGAAGAACTATCTTCTGGAATGGAGAAACTACAGGAAGAATTCACAAAACTAGAAGAACTTGTTGCTCAAGATAATGCTTTAGTGGAAAAGATACAAGAATTGAATAAAGAAATTCTTGCTAATAACAACGAGATTATTGTTCAACAACGTCTGGTTCAAGCATTGAATCTAGAACTGAATGATATTCAGAATAAAACCGCTGACATTGATGTTGAAAAGAATAAACTAAAGAACTATGCCAAAGAAGTTCTATCACAGAACGAAGAAAAGGCCAAGTTGAATGAAGAAAAGCATTACATGGATGCTGTCTCCACTCTACTCAAGGACACTGGTATTAAGACTAAGATTATTCGGCAATATCTTCCAGTTATCAATAAATTGGTGAATAAATACCTACAGTCAATGGACTTCTTTGTGCAGTTTAATCTGGACGAAAAGTTTGACGAAACTATCAAGTCTCGCCATCGCGATGATTTCAGCTATGCCTCTTTCTCAGAAGGCGAAAAGCAACGTATTGACTTGGCGCTTCTCTTTACATGGAGAACAATCGCTAAGATGAAGAATAGTGTTGCCACTAATCTGTTGATATTGGATGAGGTATTTGATAGTTCACTTGATAATAACGGCACAGATTATGTTATGTCTCTGCTTGATACTTTGGGTGAAGAAACTAACGTATTTGTTATCAGCCACAAAGGCGACCAATTGTTTGACAAGTTTCGTAGTTTGATTAAGTTTGAGAAAAAAAATAATTATTCAGAGATGGTGGTATAATGGAATTAATTAAGTTTACTGACCCGAGCCTTCGAGTCGAACCTACCGCGTTTGATTTTGAGAAAGCAAATGCCAAAGATTTAGTAGATAGCCTATGGGCAAAATCCCGAGAGCTAAAAGGTCTGGGTCTTTCTGCTAATCAAGTCGGTATTGATGCCAAAGTTTTTGTAATGGGCACCGATGAAAATAATAGAAAAAATGTTTTTAATCCTAAGATTGTTTCCTCGTCGGAAGAAACCAATCTTGCTAAAGAAGGCTGTCTAAGTTATCCTGGACTGTGGCTTTCTATCAAGCGGCCAGCGGCCATCACTGCTTCATATCAGAATGCTAATGGCGAATATATAGTTGAAGAGTTTACTGGACTGCCAGCTAGAATTTTTCAACATGAATATGATCATATGCTTGGATTGAATTTCTCTGACCATGCCTCTGAAATGAAAATGAAGATGGCTATGAAGTCACTAGAAAAACGAGCAAAAAGGTATATTAGAAAATATGTCCAACACAACCTATGATTTCGGATTTACATTCGAAGACCCAACTGAAACAGTAATACATGTTCCAGAACCATATAGTTCTCAGTCTATCGACACTGGCGAACTTAAAGATGAGATTATGGCTAAGCTCTATGATCTTGAAGCCAGGCTTCTCACGGTAGACCAGTCAACGCTAATTGCAGAACATAGACGACTGGTCGAAATGGAAGTTGCAGAAAAATTGAAGCAGGTAGAAGATATGATTCTACCTTTATTATATAACCTGATGAAAAATCCTGAAAAGGAATACATCCACTGGCCGAATAGGACACCCATAATTGATAACCAAATTGAAAAGATCACCGCACTCACACGATTCTATGAACGAGTTTGATGGCCCCTCTAAACCCAGGTTTTTTGCACAACCTGCCTCTACTGTAGTAAATCTATATCTCTGTGGTGAAATTAAAGCAGCCGAAGAATATGTAGAATGGTTCCAGTTGTTCCGTGCCGCGGGCGAAACTGACATCATTTACATTCGTATCAACAGCGAAGGTGGTGACCTGTTTGCCGCTCTCCAGATTGTAAGAGCAATTCAAGAATCGAATGCTACTATCATCTGTTCGGTAGAAGGCATCTGTATGTCGGCTGCAACTCTAATCTTCCTGAGCGCGGACCGCTTTGAACTTTCTGACCACACCATGTTTATGTTCCACAATTATTCGAGTGGCACAATCGGCAAGGGTGGCGAGATGTATGACCAGATTACACACTTCCGTGCCTGGTCTGACAAGCTATTCAATTCTTTCTACAAGGACTTTCTGACACCAGAAGAAATCAAGTCGATGCTTGACAACAAGGACATCTGGCTTGACGCGGAAGAAGTTGCGAAACGTTTGAAAAATCGTATCGAAGCAGATAACGAAGAACCAGAAGAAGCGCCTAAGCCTAAGAAAACGCGAAAGAAAGCCGTTCCTGTATAAATACTACTTGACATTTCCTTGCGAATCGAGTAGTATATAAACATGATCAGTTTTAAAGAGTTTATTAACGAGTCGCAAAATGGTGCCGGATTGACAATCTGGGATATTGATGAAACTCTATTTCGTACCAAAGCCCGTGTCAATATCGTCAAGGACGGTAAGATAATCAAGACATTGGGTAACAAGCAATACAATACATATATTCTACAGCCGGGTGAATCCTTTGACTTTAGCGAGTTTAGGGACGCCCGGCATTTTCGTGACACCAGTGAGCCTATTTCTAGAGCGATTAGTAAACTGATTGCAATGCATAAAAACATTAAGGCCAAGGGTAGCAAGATGATTGTTATTACAGCCCGTTCGGACTTTGATGACCGCGATATTTTCTTAGATACTTTTCGTAAACAGGGTATCGATATTGATGATATCCATGTTCACCGTGCTGGCAATCTAGGCGCTATGCCGTCTGCTCCTGCTAAGAAAATCTTTATCAAGCAATACCTTGACACCGGCAAATACACTCGCGCCCGTCTCTTTGATGACGCGGTGTCCAATCTCCAGATGTTCAAAGACCTAGCGCATGAAT